AATAAAAAAAAAAGAAAAGAAAAAGAAGATGAGCTTAGAAAAAGAGAAAATGAGAAGAACCCATATTGCTTTGGGGACGATACAGTCTAAAAAGAAAATGACTCGTAAGGTTGATACCTATGAGTATCAGTCTTTAGCAGATTGTATTAGAAGTGACCAAGTACCTGCAAGTGAGATTGCAGAGATATTTACAGATAAAACATTTTACAAATGGTATAAAAAGAAATACTTATGATATTAGTTGACTTGAACCAAGTTTTAATTTCAAACCTTATGGCTCAAACCAGAGGTAAAGCTGAAGAAATGCCTAACAAAGATATGATTAGACATATGGTGATTAATTCTATTAGAGGTTACAAGTTAAAGTTTGGAGAACAATATGGAGATATAATACTATGTGCAGATGCAAGTAATACCTGGAGACGAAGCGTATTTCCAAATTACAAATATGCTAGAAAGAAAAACAGAGAAGACTCTGCAACGAATTGGTTATCTATATTTGAAGTCATCAATGATATAAGAGTTGAGATACAAGAGAACTTTCCGTATATGGTATTACATATAGATACAGCAGAAGCAGATGATATTATAGGCACATTGGTAAAAGAACTTGCACCTAAAGAGAAGAATATTCTAATTATATCTGGTGATAAAGATTTCATACAGTTACAGAAGTATGCAAATGTAAAACAATATGCACCTATACAGAAGAAATTTATAGAAGATGCAAATCCAAAGAGATTTTTACACGAACAGATCATCAAAGGTGATAGATCAGATGGTGTACCAAACATATTAAGTAATGATGATGTGTTTGTGGTAGGCGAGAAACAAAGACCTATTAACAAAAAGAGATTAGAGGAGTGGGCAAATGTAGATAATATACCTTTGGGGTCAGAAACCAAGAAGTTTTATCAAAGAAATAAGACATTAATTGACTTGGAACAAATACCTGAACCTCTAGTAAATACTATTATAAATAGATATACAAGTTATAAAGTCAACAATAGGTCCAAACTATTGCCATACTTTATGAAACATAAACTTAAAGCGTTAATGACTAACATTAATGATTTTTAATATTGCAATATTTGGAGTGAATTATGGCAGAAGAAAAACAACTTACCGAGAATAGACATCCTAGTCTTATGAGTAGAAAGGCGATGGAAGCCTCTAGTCGTACATCTGGATCTGCTAGACCTTTAGTACACGAATTATTTACAAAAGTTAATAATGCTAAAGATAAAGCAAAGAAGGTCGCTGTTTTGAGAGAAAACGACAGTCAAGCCTTGAGACAGTTATGTAAAGCGGCATTTGATCCTAAAATCAAATTTGATTTGCCTGATGGTAACCCACCTTATATGGAAAATGAGGCACCAGCAGGTACAGAACATACGTCTTTATTCAACGAAGCAAGACGATTATATGTTTATATTGTCGGTGGTAACAACGAGATTAACAGAATTAGAAAAGAAACATTGTTTATTCAATTATTAGAGGGTCTACATAAAGACGATGCAAAGGTTCTGTTGAACATCAAAAACAAAAGTCTAAACAAAGCTTACAAAGGATTTACCGAATCGGTGGTCAAAGAAGCGTTTAATTGGACTGATGAATTTGTGAAAAGATAGATTTTTAGGGGGTTTTCTTATAAAATCCCCATACGCCCTCCCTAAAAAGTCAACAAAATCAATGACTTTTAGACCAATTTTTTATTTGACATTGACCTATATTCCTTATATACTAAATATTATAACGAGGAGGATATATTATGAAAAAGTTGATTATATTATTAGCCATATTGTGGGCAGGTTTAAACGCCTTTGCCAATTCAGTTAAGGCTGATGAATACAATAAGGCAGTAGTTGCTAATGTAATAACCAATACTATACAAGGCAACAACGTAGAAATTAGTAAGTTAATGGAGCAAGAACTACAAAAACTTGCACATCAATTTACAATTGAGTCATTAGTTATTTTACAGAAGTACCTTCCAACAATATTAGAAGGTGTTGCTGCTGAATTAAGAATGAAAGCTGACAAAGAGTTAAAGTGTGAACTCTTAAAAGACAGCAAAATCAAAGACGATTGTTAATATATAATGCACGAATTTGGTGATATTACATTGTGGGAGTATATTATCTACACATCACTCGTAATGGGTTATATGTGGTTAAAAGGTTATCTATAATGAAAAACAAAAAACAAAAACTATCGGTCATAAAGAAAAGACTCAACAATGTATTGAGCAGCAGAGAAAAATATTATACGAATTTTAAAGACATTAAAAAGTATTTCAAACTTATTAATGACACAATCTTTAATGGTGAACTCTCACCATTTAATCAAATAGAAATTAAACAGATAAGAGATAAGAAAAAGTATTGTTATGGATTAGTTGAAGTATTAGAGTGGAAAAGAAAAGGGACAAGGGTGTATAGACTACAAATGCAACCAGTCTATAAGAGTAAGAAAGATTTTGTGGACACATTAGGACACGAAATGGTACATCTGTATCAAATGGCTAACAAAGGTGATAGTGGTAATCATAATAAATTGTTTTACAGCTTTGAACCAAAGTTAAAATCAATCGGACTACGACTTTAAATTAAATAGAAAGATTATATTATGAAAAAGGTGAGAATAAAAAAGTTTAAGGACGCATATCTTAAAAAACCAATAGAAGAATCATTAGAAAAATTAGAACAGTTTTTAGAAAAACCTAAAGGCGAATTAGTTTATTATTCTGGTAATTTACAAGAAGATATTTTAAGCAACTATAATAAGAAACAATCAACAAAGTTATTTAAGAGAATGAGTAAATACAGAGAGAATGAACAATTGGTATTCTTTCAAAAGAAGATAGATACAACACACGGTTATTATGATTACATTGTGAGGAAAAATTGAGATTATTAAAAAAGCATACTGACATATTAAAAGGGTTAGTCAAAGGTAAGGGTATTTACAAAACAAAACTAATACCAAAAGATAAATCAATCAAAGAAATGGAAACTGTAGTTGAGATGTATCTTAAAGGTATAATTACCTTTGAGAATATTACAGAGTTAGAATTTGTTGGACCAACAAAAGAACCTCAATATAAAGGTTTAAAGATACAAACTAAATTTGACACTAAACAATTAAAATCTTTTATTAAAAAAGGCGTATATGAAGCATAAAGTTTGGGAAATCAAAAACTCTCTAACGGATGAACAAAAAAATCATATTGATAATATAGTTATGTCAAATGATTTTCCTTGGTTTTTTCAAAGGCAATCAACAACAAATGATTTTTTGTATTTTAGTCATATGCTTTTAGCAAGAGGTGATGATGATAGAGCAAATCATCAACCTACACCACAATACTATTTTTTTGAAAATATATTAAAACAATCCTGTAAGTTAGTTGATTTAAATGTAAAAAAAGTTTTAAGAGCTTGTTTAAATTTAAACATAAATTGTTTTGACAGAGGATTTCCACACGGCGATCCTCACATAGATTTTGAAATACCACATAAGTTAGGAATAATATATTTAAATACTTGCAGTGGTGATACATATATATTTAATGAAACACACTCAATAGATAATGGTATTGGTCATACATATCCACTACTAGAACATTTAAAAAAACCATTGACAATATTTAAGACAATTAAACCCGAAAAATATAAAGTGCTAATATTTGATGGTAAACACTATCACGCTACAAGTTATCCTGGGTTTAACGACAGACGGGTAATTGCAGTGTTCAACTTTCAAACGGAGGATGATTATGGTGAAACAAGCGATAAAAAATAATATAGTAAAAAAAGTATTAACAGGTGTAATGGTGGTGTTCTTAATGTTTATCGTAGGAACATTTTTTCCTAATCCATATACAAAACACTTGATAAAGAAAGACATAGAAACTTTTTACACAAATTGGGCAAATGCACTAGGTTTACAAGAACCATCTTTTGAATACACAAATGATATACAATTTGTTGCTGCTGTTCGTAAATGTGTTGATTGGGTAAATTTTGAAACACCTAGATTTGAAAGAGTTCCTATAGAAATGATTGTTGCTCAAGCGGCATTAGAGTCAGGTTGGGGTACTAGTAGATTTGCTTTAGAAGCAAATAATCTATTTGGTATACGAACATACGATAAAAAAGTACCACATTTATTAATTGAAGGTAGAACTAAATGGAAAGGTTGGGGTGTTAGAAAATTTAATACAAAATGTCAATCAGTAAAGTTTTTTATAGAACTATTGAACAATCATCCAGCATATGAAGAATTTAGAAATACAAGAACAAAGATGTTGGTTACAGGACAAGCATTAGACGCCAAAATATTAATTAAAACACTAAAGGCATATTCTACTACAAAAGATTATGCAGAAAGAGTAAATTGGATAGTAGATGCAATCAGAAAACAAGAAGAAAAATCAAGTAAGATAGACATAAATACTAAAGTGGATTCAAAGGTCGTACCGAAGAATAAACCATAGAAATATATGTTTTTAACACTACTAACATTTTTATCAGCTATTGCTATTTCATTAATAGCTGCAGGATATTCTATACTAGGACTGGCAACATTGTTTGCTGGGGCCGCAGTGCCTATCATTGCTATGGGTTCTGCACTAGAAGTAGGTAAGTTAGTGGCGGCATCCTGGTTATATCATAACTGGCGCTCTGATATACCTAGAGCATTAAAAGCATATCTATTTACAGCTATCATTGTATTAATATTCATAACATCAATAGGTATTTTTGGTTTCTTATCAAAGGCACACCTAGATCAAGTAAAACCTACAGCAGGTAACACAGAAAAGATAGCACTAATTGATAAACAAATCAAACAAGAAGAAGCTATCATTGAAAGAGCAGAGAGAACTCTCAACCAATTAGATAAAGCATTAGATGTTTATATTGATAAGGAATATGTTAGTAGGGGATTAAAAGAGCGTAAGAAACAAACAGAAGAACGAGAGCTGTTGAATAAAACAATAAACGAAGCAATGGAAAAAATAGCTGATTTGAACAATTCCAAATCGTCAATAAATATAGAACAATTAAAATTAGAAGCGGATGTGGGTCCATTAAAATATGTTGCCGAGTTGATTTATGGTGATAATGCACAAGATCATTTTGATTCTGCCGTTCGTATTATTATATTAATACTTATATTTGTATTTGACCCATTGGCTGTACTTCTATTAATCGCTGCCAATATATCATTAAGACAATGGCGTATGAATAGAGAAGAAGTAAAATCAAAAAAGAAAGATAACTTAAATACAAGAATAAAAAACTTGGTTAAAAAGAACGATAAGTATAAAAAGAAACAGGCAGTGATATTAAAAGCATTGTTTGGTAATAATGCATCACCAAAAGATTTAGAAAAAATGAATCCTGACGAAATAAAAATTAAGATGAATCAAATAATGGATATGAATAAGGATTGACAATTTTTGTAAATTTGTTATAATATAATATGAAAAGTATAAAATCGTTTTTAATAGTTGGTGGTGGTAGTGCAGGCTGGATGACAGCTGCAACACTCAAAAAAGAATTTCCCGAAAAAGAAGTAACATTAATAGAATCTCCTAACATTGCAACTGTTGGTGTAGGAGAAAGTACAGTTGGTGGTATTAAAGCTTGGACACATTATCTTGGAATAGATGATAAAGACTTTATGAAACATACCAATGGAAGTTACAAGTTAAGTATTAAGTTTACAGATTTCTATACTAAAGGTGATGGTGGTTTTCATTATCCATTTGGATGGCCATATATAAGTGAAAATAAAGCAGAATGTAACGACTGGTATCATAAAAAATATTTTTATCCAGACACACCAAGATCAGATTATGCAGAGTGTTTATATCCTCAAATGGCTATGGTTAAATCAAACAAATTATTTTATCCAAACGATTTAGATAGACAGAAATATCCATTTAATTTTGATAGAAATGTTGCTTATCATTTTGATGCCACAATGTTTGCTATATGGTTGAGAGATAATTATTGTATTCCTAGAGGTGTAAAACATATTAAAGAAGACGTAAAGACTATTGAGCAAGATGAAACTGGAATAGTGTCTTTAAATAAAACACACAAAGCAGATATGTACATTGATTGTACAGGTTTCAAATCATTGTTATTAGGTCAAACATTAAATACAAAATTTGAATCATATGCTGATATGTTACCTAATAATTCAGCTTGGGCAACAAGAAAACCATATGTAAATAAAGAGAAAGAATTTGTACCATATACAAATTGTACAGCCATAGAAAATGGTTGGGTATGGAACATACCACAATGGGAAAGAATAGGAACAGGTTATGTGTATTCAGATAAGTTTGTTGATGATGATACAGCTTTGAAACAATTACAAAATCATTTAGGCACTGACGAGTTAGAATTTAAGAATATAAAAATGAGAGTTGGTATACACGAAAGACTGTGGGTTAAAAATGTTGCTGCCATAGGATTATCTGCTGGTTTTATAGAACCTTTAGAAAGTAATGGTTTATATTCTGTACACGAATTTCTGTTTAGATTATTAAGAAACTTGAAAAGAGATATTGTTACACAATGGGACAGAGATAACTACACTTTTATGTGTAAAAGATTGTTTAGAAACTTTGCTGAATTTGTTGCAATACACTATGCATTATCTAATAGAGATGATACTCCATATTGGAGAGCTAATAGAGATAAAGAATGGGAGAAGAATATGATTGATTTAAATTGTAATTTTCATAGAGGTCTGTTTAGTGCTGCTTGTGAAAGAGATTATGTACAACATTTTGAAGCAAAAAGTGGTCTTGCTGCAATTGCAGCTGGTATGAATTGGGGTCCAGATGATTTTGTTGCTGCTAAATGGCAAGGTTTCAAAAATGAAAATAATATACACGAATTAAGAGAAGAATGGGAACCATTTATAAAAGCATTAGATGTTAGAAAAGAAAAATGGTTAAATTATATAAAAGATAAAGATAATTACATTGATTTTCATAGAAAATACATACATAATTAACCTTGACAATGACCAAAAAAAGTGTTAGTATATAAGATATGGAATTAGAATATTGGTATCCTACAATTATTTCATACTCGGATTATAAAGGTGACTTAAAACCTTTAGTTGATGCCTGTTATGATTTAGAACCTAAAATAGATAAAGGTGGTAACAATT